AAGCCCCCGTTTAAATTACAAACGATACAAAGACCAAGCAGCATCACCAGTCTTACGGGCGCGGAATGCAGCCGATGTACCAGCAGTAGCAGCAATGGTCATCAGACCCAGTGAGCCAGAAGTTCCAACTGTCCAACCTGTGCCAGCAGTCATGGTGATAACACCAGAACTAGAGCCGTCCACGTTGATCACATTGAAGTCAAATGCTGAGTTAACGGGCATACTTGGAAAAGCAGCGTCCATCAAAGCAGCAGTGGGCAGTGTGTAAGCAGCAGCAGACGTACCAGGCGAGCCAAGAATAATCTTAGTAGCCAGTTGAGTCACAGTCAAAGTTGCTGCGCCAGCGGCAATCGCGCTAGGCGTAGGTTGTGCAACAAATTGAATTTCGCCTGTATTGCCGTCACCAACTTGATAACCGCCAGAGCCATTAGGTAAAGCCATGATATTTTTCCTTTAAAAAAGAATTGATTAACCCCAGAGACGGCAAGCCATCTGTGGACGAATGGTGCTAAAGCCGTACAGAACGTCAATACGGCAAGGCAGGCGGTCGTTGTTGATGTCGTACTGACGAACAACGCGCAAGCTGATACCGTTGTGAACGGCACGGGCAGCCATGTCAACACCTTGTGGGAGCAAGAGGTCAGCAGTAGCGAACGTGATAGCGTCCTTGTGGTAAACCAAGTTTTGTGCGTAAGCAGTAGATGCAGTGCCCAAGAAGGTCACAACAGCGCTAGATACTGGCAAAGCGGTCATGGTAGCCAGTGCGTGAGCAGCGGAGTACATGGGGGCCACAGTTACAGTCCAATCGCCAGACACAGCAGTTGCGTCAGCCAAAGCCACAAACTGGAACAACGAACCAGTGGTTTCACGAGTTTGTGGGTTCACAGCAAAGCAAGCTGCAACAGTAAACACATCACCGGCTTTAATGGTTGTGGTCACAGAGGCTTGAGTCAACACAATGGTAGCTGCGCCTTCTGATGTTACAGTGGTTTTCACTGTAGTAGCAGCGGCTGCATCACGCGAACCAGTGGTGAACTGTTTGATCGACTGAGACATGTTGATTTCGTCATAACCCAACACGCCAGTGCCCATCATGCCGTTCTTAAACTGCTTGCTGATGGTGTCGGTAGGATTGAACAGACCTTTCATGCCTTCAACCAGACCAGCGTTAGCGGCAGGGTTGACGGTGGCGTAACGTGGGTTCATCACAGCGGCGTTTTCGTTCAGCTTTTGCTGGGCTTGCAACAAGACCAAAGAAGTTGAAGGTGTAGTGCCAGGAGTGCCAACCGAGTTGCCGATAGTCTTGAAGCAGTTAGCAACGTCAGCATCAATGCTGGAAGCCAACTGGCTGATACGAGGCTTCAACACACGTTCTGCAAAGTCATCCAATTGCATGGTCAATTCAGCAGATGTGAAGTTGACGCCGATGTGCTTTTGGGTGGAGACAGTCAAAGTGGTGAACTGTTCGTTATCGTCCTGAACTTGCAGGGCGGCACCGTCAGTTACCAAAGCGCGGTCAGGTAAACGGATACGCAGTGTGGAACCGATTTTTGCGCCTTCAACAGCGAAAGAATCGTCATACTGGCGGTTCACGTTGCGGGTGATCACAAGATTGTTCTCGAGGATTTCGAGAGCCTTCCGTGTGATCATGTCAATGGTTAAGATACTGTTAGACATTTCAAAAGTCCTTTAAAAAGTTTTAGCGGTTCTGTGCTTCCCACTTCTTCCGCTGTCGCAACCTTTCGGCTTCAATCCACTGCGAGGCTGTCATGGTCTTGATAGACCGTGGGTCCGTAGTGTCATGTGCCGGTGATCCAGAAGATCGGGCGGTAACTGGCGAAATCGGCGCTGGCGCAGATGTTGTTTTCTTCATCGGAGGTTCAGCGGCCAATTTGGCTTCGATCCGTCCGATTTCCTTCGCCTGGCTCAAGGGCGTCATGCGTGAGATGCGATCTGCTTCTTTTGGATTTGACCCGAGGTAGTACGCTAACTCAGGTCCAATGTCCGAAGACTGGATCGTTTCTGCCATCACGTTGGTGATTGGTAGCTTGGGGTTGTACGCAACTTGTTCAAAGTCATCGTATTTGCTCCGCGCTTCCTCCTCAAGATCGTGATAACTCTCAAGAACCTGCGAGTGCTGCTTGGCAGCTTCACGCTTGGCGATCAGTTCTTCTGCCTTCTGGAGAGCCAATGCGTCTGCATAGGCTTCAGTTGACTCAAACTGGTCAGCGGTGGCTGTCGGGGCTGCTCTCAACGTCTGTTGTTCAGACTGACGTTGTGCTTGTTCTCTTTCCCACTTACGTTGCTCTCTTGCAAGGCGTTTGCCGATAGCTGCATCAAGTTCCTCTTGCGAGAATGATTTGGCTTCGGTTACTTCCGGCGTACTTTCAGCAACTTCAGGTGTGGCCGTCACATCCGTGGTTGGCGCGGAGTCTACTTCCGCTAGGGCTTGGACTTCTTCAGTCATTTCTATGAATCCTAAGATTCCCTGATGGACTGCATCAGTACAGTTTTATTGGCACATACGTTTGGTCAACCCAAGGCAGGCCAGTTGTGGTCAATTGCGGTGCGGCTTTCTTGGCCAGTTCTTCATCAAGTCTGGTTTCATATTTACGCACTTCTTCTTCACCGAGCGAATTCTTGACCCAACCAATTACTTGGTCTGGTGTCAAGGATGCGTACTCAGTGTACGGCGAACCTGGAGCGTACTCAAGATTTGCTGTACTGTAAATATGTGCAGTATAGTCGCCTTGTGTGCCGGTCAGCAACCAGTTCACCACATAAACGACATTTTCCTTTCCCTCATACTGGGGAAAACACTGCATTTGTTCTACGGTCCAAGTTTTGGTAGTCATTCTGGTTCCGGTTCTTTAGGTGGTTTTTCAATTGCTGCTTTTTGCAGAGCGCCAATTATTTGGAAAACTTCCTGATACGGCTTGGTGGCCAAATATTGCAGCAAGGTGTTTGCCAAATCTATCGGCACAATAATCTCTTTCATTTACGCGCTCCAAGGCAATGGTGGTTGAATCACTGGTGGATTGATTTGATATTGAATCTGGGCTTCAATGTTGGCTTCAGTGGCAGTTTTATCCACACCGTTTGACCAGCACCAGCCAAGCACTTGGTCTTGAGTCAGGTCTGCATACGGTGTAAACGCACCGCCTTCAGCAGGTTGAGGGAAACCAACAGAACCGTATACCGTTGCGCTATAAGTGCCATCCGTACCATTACACCGCCAGCCAGCGGTTAACACAACTTCAGGATGTCCGTTAATTTCAACGGTTGAGGCTGTCATCCATTCAATGATCCAAGTAATAGTAGTCATTTTTGCTCCAGTGCCGTGAGGCGGGTTGTAAGTGATTCTATAAGGGCTTGCTGTTCTTGAATGGCTTTGACAAGTATTGGAATAAGCACAGATGTCTTTATAGATTTTGTAACTGTTTCAAGTGCGTTTCCTTTAGCGTCAAGGTCTGGAGACTCGTCAATCATTGCGGGAAAAACTTGCTCAAGTTCTTGCGCTACAAAACCAATTTGTTTTTGGTCTGAATCTGATTTTAAGTTAAAGTTTCTAACTTTCAAAAGCATTACGTCAGATAACTTTGGCGTTGCATCAACAATATTTTCTTTTAGTTTTACGTCAGACAAAGTGCCATAACTGTTGTTTGTGTTAACAATGTTTCCGTTTCCATAAATAAAAATTTTGTCAGTACCGAGTGCTCCAGTAGTTCCAATAAAATGATATGAACTTGTGTTGTTTGCGCCTGTTGCCAATTTGCTGCGAATAGTTTGAGAGCCAGAACCAGCCTCATTATCAACAGAAAAAGCCATATCTGTTGCATCCCTTCTTACCGCCAAACGCTCACCAGATTGAAGACTTGTAGTCCCCACCAGCAAATTCCCACTGGCATCAATACGCATCCGTTCAGTAGCAGATACGGTATTGGCAAAAGCAATTACTCCACCGTTTTGAACAGTAATACGACCTTGTTCTCCACTAGTAGCATTACCCATAAATATATATGCTTCATTTGTGCCACTGCCTCTTGCATAAAATGAGCCAAATCCACCCGTTCCAGTTGAATATATAATATTGTTTGCAGACGATACTTCTAATCTCCCTGATGGCGAACTCGTCCCAATCCCTACGTTACCGGAGGAGTCAATACGCATCCGTTCAGTTGTGCCCCCAGTTCTAAAAAACAAATTACTGTCGGCAATACTAGATGCTATACCCGCAACAGTGGTTCCCAATACATCACTAAAACTCACAGCGTTTGTTGCGGCAGAAGAACCAGACAATTCAATGTTGGCGTTTCTGTATAAACTTTCAACCGCAAAATATGTGTTGGAAGCCACTGTCCCAGTGTTTGCATCATTATATAAATGTAAGGAACGACCTAATGTGCTAACTGGGGCGCTTGTCCCAATACCTACGTTAGTGCCATCAAACACTAGCGCAGACCCCGTAGCCAGTGCGCTTGTAGATGATGCGTAAACAACACCGTTAGCTGTAAACGATGTTAGGTTAGTACCGCCGTTAGCTACAGGCAAAGTACCTGTAACGCCTGTGGTCAATGGCAGACCTGTCAAGTTGG